AAGCAAACTGCTATGGATAGATTTTGTGAGAACTTCGGAAAGCTCTCTAAATCGGTTCAAAGCAGGCTTACAGTTGAGAATGACGATAAGGCATCAATGTATTCAGTAAAAGATTTAATGTATCTACATGATAAGATTGGTATTCCGATTGTATTTGATTACCATCACCATACATTCAATACAGGCGATTGGACCGAAGAGCAAGCATTGAACGCAGCAGCTTCAACGTGGCCATTTTACCCAAAGTATATTACACCGGTAGTACATTATTCCGAATCGAAAGCATTGCACGAAAATAATAACAAACTTAAACCGCAAGCTCACTCCGATTATATTACATCACTCCCAAATACATACGAATTGGATGTGGATATTATGGTTGAAGCAAAAGCAAAGGAATTGGCAATTTTACCATTTATAAATTAAAAAAAATGAAACTAATTACAGACAAACAAAAAAATGGATTTAGTAATCCAGAGTTTACGGAATATCTAAAAACACCCGTATTAAAAAGTGAATTTACAGCAAAGGATTCGGATGAATTAAAATCGGTATTATCCGAAGCTTTAAAAGAATATCCGGGATTAGGGATTGCCGCAACTCAATTAGGAATTAAAAAACGTGCATGTCTTATAAATGTAAGAGATACTGAAATGTTTTTGTTGAATCCAATCATTACCGAAAAATCAAAGGAAGGCTATATCTTTTATGAAGGATGTCTTTCAATTCCAAAAACAATGGATGCCCCAATTAGAACAGTCCGTGCAACAAAAATCAAAGTACAAACCGATAATTTGGGTGAATTGACTTTTGAAATTAATCCAGAAGAAGATGGTAAAGATAATCAAGTTTCAACGGAAACCCTTATGTGTACTGTTGTACAGCATGAGATTGACCACTTGGATGGTATTACGATTAAAGATAGAGTGTACTCCACAACAGTTAGAAAAAGGCATTCCTTTGGAAGAAACGATAAGATTATGATGAAATCACCAGAAGGTGAATTTATTGAAGTAAAATATAAAAAAGCAAACGATTACTTTTTAAAAGGATATGAAATAGTTTAATTATGATAATAACAATACTAATACTTACAACAGCCGCATTTGCTTATACTTCTTGGAACTTACTTAAAAAGTTAGAAAAATATGAAGATATAATTGAAGAAAATGATGCATTTATTCAAGACGAATTAAATAGAAACGAAGCATTACTGGAGGCACTACGCAGTATAGATAACAGCCAAATGTTTGAGAAGGATGATGATGTCGGTTCTACATTTTATCACATTAAATCTACAATAGAAAGATTTAAAGAAAAAACCAAAACCGATGCCTAGAAAGAAAAACTCAAAACAATACTTTACAAAAGATACAGAAGATGCTATTATAGAGTACAACCTAACCGAAGAACAACGTGTTAAAGATAAAATTTACAAAGATAGGATTAAGCCGGCTTTTGATAAGCTGGCTGAAATCGTTTACAATAAGTGGAAATTTACATATTTCGATGATGATCCGCAAGATGTAATGTGTGAGGTTGTTGCCTTTATGATTGAGAAGATTCATATGTATAAGAACGGTAAAGGAAAGGCATTTTCGTACTTTACTATTGTTGCTAGGAATTACCTTATTCTTAATAATAATGCCAACTATAAGCGTTACAAAGATACGGATGTGATGTCAGCAATGCCAGAACAATGGGACACCGAAAATAACTTTAAAGAAGAAGTCCGTAACGATGATCATAGAACATTCAATAAGAGGATGTTACTATATTGGGATAAGCACCTTGAAACTCATTTTACAAAGAAACGTGATATGCAAATCGCAGATGCATTGTTAGAATTGTTCCGCCGAGCAGAATTTATTGAGAATTTTAATAAAAAATCGTTATATTTGTTGGTTAGAGAAATGACCGGCTATCCTACTCATTATATTACAAAGGTTGTAAATAAAATGAAAGAAAAGCAAATGGAATTATATAATGAATACGATAAAGTAGGAGATATTAGAATATAAATCCTATAATTTTATAATTATAGTCAAACAATATTATATTTATGGGGTCAGAATTTCAATTATTTGATGGTAAAAATCTATCATCATTATTTAAAGATATATACGAAAATCAGCTTAATAAAAAGAAAAACATTTCTGAGCTGATTGAATCTCTGCGTAAACTCATACGCAATGTTGGTGAGGCAACTGTTATAGCTCCTATCATTAAGGATCTTATTGAAGTTTCCGTTAAGAACGATGACCATTTGATTAAACTTGCAACTATTGCTCAACGCCTTGCAGCCGCAGAAGCTAAAGGTATTGGTGAGGATGGTTGGTTAAGTGAAGCAGAGAAGAATCAATTACTTATGGATATGGAAGATACTATCAATGCGGTAGAAGAAAAGAATAAAGAGAAATTGACCGATATTGAAATTGAATTAGAAGATATAAAAAAGAAACTATAATATGGATTCATTCTTAGCTACAGTAGATAAAGTATATCCAACCGGCGCTGATTTTAAAGATGCTAAAACCGGTAAGGAAGCGGATTTCATTTCTATCTACAATAATAATAAAGACTTGCATTCAAAAGATGCTAGATACTACGGTGCGATAACTTATGAATTTGAAGATTCAAAAGCTATTGATGATTATGCATATCCGTTTGATAAAAATAATTTTACTTTCCCGATTAAAGGTGAAACAGTTGTTATTGTAAAAATTGAAAATCAAACATATTGGCTACCATTTTCTACTACGCCATATTCATCATTTAGGCAGGATTATCCAACTTATAGATTATCAACTCCAGAAGATATAACACCGGCCGCATCGACTAGTTCAGGTGGTGATAAACGACAAACAGCGCAAACAGGCGGTACAAACAACTCAGGTGGGAAATCTCAAAGTAAAAAATATAAAGTAAATGATAAGATTAAATTCTTAAAACCAAAAGAAGGCGACACATTTCTTACAGGCCGGGTTGGTAATACTATAAGGTTTTCGGAATTTTTTTTAACCGAAGATGATAAAACCGCATCACCTTCAATTTTCATACGAAACAAACAAAATCCGGAATTAGATAGTAAAAAGATTGGAGAGTTAATTGAAGAAGATATTAACAAAGACGGCACTTCAATCTATTTAGTTTCTAATAAAGTTAAAGTACCATTTAAAGAAGAAATTAAAAAAGAGAAAGTTGGATTTAAAGGTTATCCAAGTTCTGGCGATTTCAAAGGTGACCAACTTTTTGTAAATTCGGATAGAATACTATTATCCGCCAAAGCAAAAGAATTTATTATATTTGGTAAAAGCAATACTGGGATAATTACTGATGGTAATTTTTCAGTAGATACAGCCAAAGATGTGTACATGCATGCTGATAAGAATATTACAATACATTCAAAAGGTAGTAATCAAATATTTCTTAACTCCGATTCCGGTGGTAAGATTTATTTGGGTAAAAATAAAGGCGAAGGTGATGCTGGAGCAGATGTACAAAAAATGGTATTGGGTGGGGAGTTAGTTAAAGTTTTGGAAGACTTGATTGATGCTATTGTTCAGCAAGTTTATTTAACTCCGTGCGGCCCTTCTGCTACTGGCCCTGTAAATGCGCCTAAATTTAATTCTATTAAATCTAAATTAAAAGTAATCCTTTCAGCAAGAAACTTTTTAGCTAAAAATTAAATATATGTCTTGGTCAGCATTTAAATCTTCATTACTGCCGCAGATGAAAGGATTGGTACATGGTAATAGTATGCCTGGGTTTGCACAAGCATTTACACAAGCATATGATATAGCGGCTCATGCTGGAAAATCTACTGTAACCCAAATACCACTAATGAAGGGTAATCCAAGTGCTATGCAATCACTAATAAGTAATTTTTTGACAAGTACTCAAATGTCAAAACAATTAACATTATTGGATATAATAGGACCGGCAGTTATAATGTATTGGACAGGCGCTATGCTGATGCCGATACCACCAGGAATACCATGTCCTGGTACAATATCCAATGTATCGGTTCTAGCTGCTCCCGTTTTAAGTCCTGGTTCTTGGACAAAGATGCCAGTACAACCAAACAATGATCCATCTATCTTTTTAGATACATTCATCAATTCGGCAAAAATACATGTAACAACTTTATCCGGACTACATAATTGTATATCTTTATACCCCGGAGCACCACCGGTTCCCGGCCCATGCGTTGAACCCTGGTCATCTTTTACAATACCAGGTTAAATTTTATCTTTTTATATTTATTAATAATAACAATTAGCAATTTTATGAAATCAGACGTTTTAGTATCTCTTATTAAGGAAGTAGTTAAGAGCGAAGTCAAAAAACAAGTTAAAGAAGAAATTATAAAGCTTATCAAATCAGGTGATATATCTTTGAACACTAATAAAAAATCAGAAAGTGTTAGAAGTAAAAATTACTCATTAGCTGAAATGATTGATGGTTCTGCGACTACATCAAATAAGAAGCAAAATAATGTACCCGTAAAACAAATGGTACAGCCTGTTAGGGAGTTTACGAAAGACCCGTTGTTGAATGAAATATTAAATTCAACGCAACCATTTACATCAGCCCAAAGAGCTGATACTGGAATGGCTGGTGGTAGCGGTGGTGGTGGATCAATTTTAGATGCATTACAGCCGCAAGTATCTATGGAAGGCGATTGGGAGACAATGGACTATAGGGATATGAATATACCGCAGCAACAAATTTCAGTATCGGATAATCCAGCGGTTGATACATTGGCAAAGGCATTGACTCGTGATTATACTGAATTAGTAAAACGATTTAAATAAAAAATGGCAAGAGAAATAGGTAAAGTACCTGTACAAGATTTAACTGAATTTGACTACTTTGTATTAGGGATTGGCATTAATCAATCTTCCAATAGAGGTGGTATTTTTCACGTTAACTACACTACAATCAATCAAGCCAAAGATAATTTAAAAAATCTAATTCTAACTAGAAAGGGTGAGAGGGTTATGCAGCCGACTTTTGGATGTGATATTTGGAAGTTATTATTTGAAGCAATAGATGGTGAAGATTTAGAAAATAGAATTGAACAAACAATTATAGAAGCTGTTTCAATATGGTTACCGTATATTCAAATAGACCAAATTATATTTGATTATGATAACAATGATATTGATAACCATAGAATAATTTTAGAGATAAAATTTTCATTAGAAACGAATCCGAACATAAACAGCGCTTTAACAATAAATGTACAATAAAAAATTATGGCAATAAAATCTTTAAATAATAATTGGGGTACGGATAGCAAAAATATAAATTATGTTGGAAAGGATTTTGAATCTTTAAAACAAAATCTTATAGATTATACTAAAGCATATTTCCCACAAACGTATTCCGATTTTAATGAAGCATCTCCTGGTATGGTGTTTATAGAACTCGCTGCAGCAATGGGGGATGTTTTATCATTTTATCAAGATGTACAATTAAAGGAATCAATATTAGCATACGCATCTGAAAAGAAAAATGTAATGGCTTTGGCTCAAACTATTGGGTATAAACCAAAAGTAACAGCACCAGCAGTTACTACATTAAATGTATATCAACTAGTACCTTCTGTTTGGAATACAAGCGGAAATTCTGGTACAAATTATGAGCCTGATTCTCGACTATATTTAAAAATAAAACCAGGGTTACAAGTAACTGCTACAAGCAATCAAAATATAATATTTAGAACAACTGATACCGTTGATTTTGCTTCCGAAACCGATAGAGAGATTGATGTGTATGAGCGTGATGCTACAACCGGAGTACCAACTAGATACCTCGTTACAAAAAAAGTAAAAGTAATATCGGCAACACAAACAAATACAACATTCACAT